AAATATCTCGTTGCCAAGCATAGAAACTTGCATGGAGAAGTCACTTTTGAATTTGAAGATAAGGCAGAGTTTGATGAGTGCCTAAGCGATGCTGAATTCAGTTTGAAGTTTGGCGTTGGCGGTTCAAACAGTTTGTTATTCACATATTGCAAGTGGGACGAAACCAGTTTGCCTACGAGGCTTGAGGATTTGGTGGCTTTGAAAGCAAGATTCGTCGCCAGAGACGTTTACATCAGTTGAGGTGGCTAAAGTGACTGCTGAAGTTAGTGTCTTAGAGAATTTTGGGCGAGAAGCTGAACTGCGGAAGAAGTGGCTTCAGATGTGGGGAAATCTTGGTGTTCGTATTCTTCGTATGCCTAAGTGGATGCAGGAAATTGTGCTTGAGGACATTAACACGGCAATAAAAAATAGAATTGCCATTATGGAGATGATTCAAAATGCAAAAAGAAACCGTTGAAATTGGAGAGGAATACGGTTCTGAGTACAAAGGCGTCTATGTTTTTCAGGAAATAACATGGGCGAAACGCAGCCGTATAATCCAGAAGCACACTAAATATAATCCTTTGACGGGTCAAGTTGTCAGCAGCGATTTTATTGCTATTCAAGCAGAAACCATCTGGGCTAGCCTCAAACAGCAACCACAGCACAAGCCCGTTAGCCTTGAGAAACTACTCAGCGAAGAGGATGGCATACCAATAGGCTTAGGCGAACTCTTCAGCAGCATCGTTAACCGCCTTAACAGTGTTGAACAAGAGGAAGCACGTTTTTTATCAGAGCCATACGACGCCAAAAACCAAACCAGACCCTTACAGGCTTCCGCTTGTGCAAAGAGTTCGGCTGGACCATCACACAACTGCGAAGACAACCAGCAAAAACCGTGCAGCAATTCATCGTCATCTTCAACGAGCTAGACCGACAAGCACAAGAAGAGAAAGAGAAGGCGGAGCGTGAGGCGAAATGGCGGTTGAAATAACATGTAACGTGGAAGGCGTTGAAGAGTTTAAACAAGCTATGCAACAATTTGACTGTAGAATGCAACGTAATGTGCATAGGCAGTTGGCAAGCTGGGCTACAGACATTAGAGCGTTAGCAAAACAGCTCGCACCAGTAAGAACAGGACATTTGAGAAGCTCAATTTACGCGAAAATCAGCGAGTGGGTTGCCGAAATCGGCGCAGAAGACACCTGCGCCCTATTCGTTGAGTTTGGCACACGCTACATGCAAGCACAACCTTACCTTTTTCCAGCAATTCAGGAGCACTTGCCACGGCTTGAGCAGATAATTCTTGAGGCTTTAGACGCAGCAAAAACGGAGGCTGGTTTAACGTGAGCTTCAGAGAAATCGCAGTGACCATAAGGGCTGTTAACCGTGCAAGCCACGAGTTTAGTCGCATTCAGACAGACGCTGAAGCCTTAAGCTTGAGAATAAAAAGTCTTGGCGCTGCTTTTGCTGGTTTAGGTGCTACTGGAACAGCAATTGGGCATATCGCTCACCAATTCGGCTTATTGAATGATGAGCAGGCTAAGGTTTTCAACTCTGCCATGATGGTTATTGGCGTTATGGGCATGTTTATGCGCACAAGCTGGGGTGTAGCCTTAGCTCAGAAAGTGTATGCTGCAGCTTGTTGGGTTGCCACTGCAGCTCAAAACGCCTTTAACATAAGCTTCGCAACTGCTTTAGCCTTAACTGGCGTTGGAGTCGCAGCGATTATTGGTGCAGCCGCAGCGATGGCTTATTTTGCTAGTCAAATGAACGCTGCTACAGCTTCTGTACAAGGCTTTAACGATGCTGCTGCTGGAATGTCTAGTCGCAGTCGTAGCATAACCCGTGCTGGAGGAGAGGAATTGTATAGGCAAGGGAATGAGTATCCATGAGTGTTGACATTCCAAAAGTTGCCATTGCATTTGGCGCAGTTAGCGTTCCCCAAGGAGACGTAATAGATTTAAGAGTTCATTTAGGCTGCACAAAAGAAGTCAGCAGCTTTGAGGTTCTTTTGCAAAATTGGAATAAAAAGTATAGTCCAAACGGGTCTTATCCAATCAACGTGGGCATGGATGGAAACATAAGCATAGGCAGAGGCACAAATGTTCCGCAAACAATCACTTGCCGCGTTGAAGCTGTCAAATATGAATCCACACCTACAGAAAATTATCTTCGTGTTTCTGGGCGGTGCTGGGGTGAACGCCTATTCCGCCGTGTTGTCACTAAAACCTACGAGAACAAGAAAGGCGAAGAAATCGTTAAAGACTTGCTTGACTATTACGTTGGTTTAAGCCACGTCAGAGATTCCACAGAGCTTGTCGAAAACACTGATACCACCTATACGAAACTTGAATACCAAGACACTCCAGTCTTTGACATCCTCAAATACATAGCAGGCTCAGCAGACAGACAAGGTGCTATAGGCTTCGATTTCCGCGTTGAGCCAGACGGCTACTTCGCCTTTTTCCCAAAGCTAAGCAAAACATCAACTGCTAATCTTTCAGAAAAGATTGAGGAAAGCGAATATCACAAAGACATTCATAGCATACGCAACAAGATTTACGTTTACGGCGCAGCAGCTAAAAGACTTCCAACCGATACAGACGAAGATGACTTAACTGAAAACCTAAACGATTGGACAAGTAATGGCAACCTACGCCTTGACAGTTGGCACATTACACAGGATGGACAAGCCAAATATGCTGATAGCTATAGCATCTGCGGTTCAAACACAGGCAGCAACGAAATTTGGCTGCACAGGAACTTAACGTCTATCAAGCTTAATTGTCAAGAAGGCTTCAAGCAGATACGTTTCTGGCTGAATTGGACACGGGCGGAAAGTGGCATGCCCTCCGCAGCTAAACTTAGACTTTACACGGACGTTAGCGATTACTTTGAAGGTGACATTCTTCCTCTTCTTGGAGCACAAGCTCAATGGCAAAAAATAACGTTGCGCACTGACCAGCCATCTTGGATCGTTATAGGCTCGCCAATGTGGAACAGCATAAACGGCGTACGATTCATAGTGACGCATCCTATCGAGTGCATGCCCATTGTCCGCATAGACCACCTGTTGTTTTTTGATTGTCGCTATTTCGCCATGCAAGAAGACGTAGCAAGTCAATCAGCCTATGGTTTACGTGAACTTTCCCAGACGGATGAAGAGCTTTACAGCAACGGCGAATGTAGTTTGAGAGCTAAAGCCCTGCTGGAACATTTGAAAAGCCCATTCGAACACTTAACTTTGCGCAGTACGGTTCTTGATTATGGCAATACACCGTTGTTGCCAGGCGATAAGATTCATGTTTTGTTGCCGAACGAGAACGTAGATGCTGATTACCGTATTGAAAGTGTGGAATATCATGTTGACGCCCGAACGCAGACGCTTGAAATAACGTTGGAGCTCGGAAAGGAAACGCCGCTTTTAGCTGATTATCTTTACGCATTACGCAGCAAAACTGACCATTTAAGCAGGCATAAGATGGCGATTGTGAGGTGACTTTGGCGTGAGCGAGGTTCAATGGGGCAATTATGCTGAAGCGTATAAGCAATTGCACGTGAAGCTTGACGAAATTCTAAATCTAATCGCCAAGGCAAGTCAGTTGCCAACAGGGCTGTCTTTTAATGGTAATTTGAGGGCTGCGGTTTCTGAAGCATTGCCTCAAGGTTCCAACGTGATTGGTAAAGTTAATGTTGCAAGTGATAAAGTGTTTAAAACTGCCAAGATTGATCATGCTGCGGCTGGCGATAATGAGGTGGTTGCTGGTGTTCAGGGTAAGGCTCTTCGTATTTACGCGGTTGTGCTTGTTGTTAGTGCGGCTGTGAATTGTAAGTGGAAGCGTGGTTCTACTGATATTTCGGGGGATATGAATTTTGGCGGTAAAGGCGAAGGCTACGCTATAGCTGTTACGCCTCCTGCATATGTTATGGCTACGCTTTCTGGTGAGAGTTTGGTTTTGAATTTAAGTGCTAGTGTGGCTGTTGACGGGCATGTTTGTTATTGGGAGGAATAGCAATTGCCGGTCGAAACAAGATATTTCCGAAGTGACAAGTGGGCTGATGGATTACACAAATTGTTAACGTGCAAGTTTGGCGTGGAAGGTTCTCAAGTGAAAACTGTGCCGCAGTACAATGAAGGTTGTGATGTGAGTGTTAAGGTTTACGTGTCTGTTGGGAACGAGTGGCAACTCATCAGCGGAGCCTTGCCTGTTGCTCAGGTCAGTTATTCGAATGGTGATTATAAAGTGCAGAAAAGTAATACGTGGAATTGTCCACAGTGGGATGTTAGCAACAGCCATGTTAAGGTTGAGGTTTGGGTTTTTCTGGCTGGCGTTTGGAGCATTGTTGGTTCTGCTAGGTTTAGGACTGAGCAGTTTCCAGCTAATACGCAGTTAGACAGTGCCTTATGGAGTGTTAGTTATGTTGGTAGTTTCAGTGCTACGCTCGTTCCGACGCCTAGAAGCCAGTTTACGTTTTGGTTTGACGGAGCTAACGACTGCAAAATTGCCAATTTTTCTTATTCAACTTTGGGCGGTGGTGTTGTGCCGCGTCGTAAGCTTGTGGGAGTGGGGAGGTGAAAGTTGTATGGCGAAAGTGACTGTTGTGGATGTTAGTGATGTTTCAGCGGATGCAATTGCGTTGTTGGTGGAGACTGACATTTTCTTTGATGAGGCTAAGGCGCCTATTGTTTGTACTTTTGGTGTTTCACGGTTGTTGTATGCTGTTTGGCAAGATGAGAATCCAGAGAAAGGTTTTGAGGATTACGTGGGTGAGCAGGTTAAGGAGTTGTATGCGAGGCTTAAGGCGAATGCGGAGTTGGCTAAGCCTTTGAAAGGCGTGAAGTTTGAGTGGTGA